AGGTACTCGGCAAACGACATGGGCTCTTCGCCCTTAAGAACCTGCTGTCCGAGCTGTCCTAGAAAGCGGTTGAAGGTAGATCCGAACCTGTTTGAGAAGGCCTGCCTGTTAAATTCTGTGACAGGAGTAGCAGGAGCAAGTCCTGAGATCCTCGGCGGGGTAAGCTGAGACAGCAGCGTCTCGAAGGTCGCCCGCCGACCTAAATCAGAGTCTTCAAATAAATCGCCGAATACATCGACAAAATCACTTGTTGCCACTTACCTTGAAACCCCTATTGCGAAACAGCACTTAAGCGGTTTTTAATATATTCCCTAATATCTTGCGTAGCGGAACCAACAGGCTGCGCCGCATAATCTGCTACAAGGCGCTCTGCTGAAGGCAGAAAACCACCAAGAGCCCCGAACCGACCTCTTCCATAACCTGTGAGTCCAAGTTGAGCAATCATTTTTGCAGCCGCATCTCCTGAAACGTTTTCAAGAGTTTGACCGGGGGTACCAGCAGCTACTCCGAGAGCAGGGTTGTAAATCATACGAAGCTCTTCAGTTGGATTTTGAAAACTAAATAATTGTTTTGCTTTCTCTGCTAAATTGAGAGGGTGGACTCCAACCCCAAAGTTTCGCCCACCCACGCCGGGAAGTGCTGTTTGAAAAAAATCTTGCAATTCACGACCTTCACCAAGACCCTGAAAAAGAGGATAGCTGGGATTATTAAATAACCCACCAGCCGCACCGATTGAAGCAATGTTTTGAAGAGGAGTAAAACGGGAACTGGCGATTGCCCCAGGAATACCGCCACCCATGCCTATGGCGTCGAGTGCTCTTGCCCAAGCAGCCTGTGCTGCATAACGACTCCCAGAACCTTCTGGCAAGTATGGGTCATCAACGTTCCTCGTTTCAGCTTCAGGTTCAGGAGGAGGAGGAGGATCAAAGCCCCCAATTGGCTTATCAATGGCATTTGGATCGACTTCTTCAGTCACCGGTAAACCTTCCATACCGGTAAAAGTGTTAGAACCCTGCATTCCTCGCAGGTTGGCGATTGTCAGCGGAGTGCCAGCAAAATAGTGGGTCATAAACGGATTTACTGCCCCAGAAGCAGCGCCAACTTCTCGTACCTGACCGCCGACTTGTTCAATTAACGGTGCTCCAGTAGAGCCCTGAACATAAGCCATGTCAACAGGCTGGCCATTTGCTGCCAACAGGCTGGTTTCACCTGTCATGCGCTGGAATTCGTTGAGTTTAGCCTTAGCGTCAGTGAGGTTGACCCCTCTTGCAAAAACAAGGCGTCGCTGACCACCGGGGCTTGTAAGGAAAAAAGCAAAAACTTTCATGACGGAATCTTTTCTATATGTTAGGTTCTATTCCCATAGCTTCTGGAGCCGTATTAAATCCAGCGACAGGGGACGGCTCTGGCATTACGCCGGGCATACCCTGCTGGCCGTATACACGTGAGTCTACCCCAGGTATAGCCCCCGTGTCACTTACTATCGGCAGCCCGTCAGGGCCAACCATCTGTTGCCCAGCCCCTGCAGCGGGTGCCCCTGCACCGGCAACACCAGCAGCAGCCCCCTGAACAGGGTTAGCTCCAACGGCGTCAAGGAACGCGAATTCCTGTGCCAGATCTTCCATCATCTGCTGACGGTTGAGTCTTTCGGCTTCCTGCAGCAGCAGCGCCACGGTATCCTCTCGGCCTTCCTTATGGGCTGCAATGAGCTGATGTGTGATTGCGAGCATCGGGCTGGCCGTGTTCGCGATAGCAGCGTAGTTCCTGTGTTCCTCGAGGTCGCCTGACTGCATTTCGAGGATGTTATCCCTTGCGCCCCTGTAGGACATGAGTGCCTCTTTGGTTTCGGGGTCACGCCTTACTGCCTGCTGTGCAATGAGATATTTCTCCATCTTGTCTTCAGGTAGTTCAGGGAAGAACCGAACAGTCAGCATACCGTGATCTTTTATATCGTCAGGAGAGATCTGCCTGTTGAAGTTCTGATCCTGCCGGGTGCGTCCTGCGACTGTGACGTCCTGATATTTCCCTGTTTCGTACTGTGCTGCAAAGTTTTCAATACATCCCTGGAGCAGTGCTTCGACGGGCTTGACGAACGGATCTATCCTGTTCGATATGGTCTGTCCGAGCATTCTTGCAACAGCCCCTGAGATCGGGACGCTGACGTTTCCGTAGGCTGCCTGCGGGAGATCTGCTCCCAGCTCGTCAGCTCCTACTGCCTGATCGTAGACGAGGGCGTCCCTGCCCATTTCCTGCAGTTTGAGTATGTCGATACTTTCCCCTGCTTCGTTGTCCAGTTGGTGAACTCTTCCGGGCTCGTCTATGCGGCCTTCGACGTCCTTGTCCCCGCCGGGTGACGAGACGGTAAATACTCCCTGAACTTCCCTTGACATGATGGCGGTGCGGTATGACATCGACCTGTTTCGGGCTTCGTTGACGTGGCGCATCGGCCCCCAGATGGAGTCTCCGACGTTTTCGATTCCTGATATATCGACGTTCCCGCCCATAGAGTCGTCCTGAAACGTGAAGTTGGAAATGCCGGGGTTACGTCCGACTTTTCGAATTACGATCGGGAACCTGACGCAGTTTGTCCTGACCTTGTTTTTCGCGTACTTGCCTGCGATGATCACCGAGTTGAGGTGTTCGCCTGAGTTCTTAACATTCGGGCGGTTTTCCGTGAAGAAGTAGTCGATAACCTTTTCCTGCAGGTTGCCTTCATCTTCTTCGTTCTGGTCGCGGTCGTCGTTGAATTTGAAGTTGGGATACTCGTCCCTGATGTCGTCACGGCTTCTTCTGGTGACTACTGCAGCCCACAGTATGGATCCACCCCTGCGTTCAAATACAAGGTGTCGGGGGTCGATCGGCACGAGATCCTCGTAGGTAGACCCGTCGGGGTTCTTCATCAGCATTGCCCTTGCAGCAACGACGTGTCCCCTCGTGAGCGCATACCATGCAGTCTCGTCGATAATCGGTTGTTCGGCAGAGGCGAGTCGCCGGTTATTCGCGTTGTTTATAACGCCGATAGCCCATGATTCGTAGTTGTCGTTCACTTCACGCTGCTCGTCTTTGGAGTCGTCGTTTTCTACCCTGATGACGACCTTTGACATTGCGATAGCGTTATGGGCTGTCTCTGCGAGAACCCGTGGCCTGTTGGTCGTGTAGGCATCTTTCTCGAGTACGCCTTCGACAATGGAGGGTTTGAACTTTTCGAGCAGCCAGTATTTCGCGTGGTCGTTATCCATGCGTGAGAACAGGGGTTCGTGAGACTGCTCGTAGGTTGTGACCTTGCTTACGATCCTCGCTACTTCTTCATCTATTGTCATTCTTGGCATTTAATAAATTCCCTGTCGCCGTAAACGATCTTCAATCGAGGTTGATCTTATAGTTTTTGCTGTCCGGGGTGAAACGCTGACTGCCCCGAGCAGGTTCTTGAACAGATATGTTGACGCCTTTATAAAGTCGTTATGGGCGTCCGTCGGCTTCATCCCCGTTACTGTACCATCAGATTTTACAGGCCATTGATAGGGCGTCAGGTTTCCCGTCTGCGGATTCGGGCCTGCTCCGAACTCGGAAATTCCCAGCTCGCATTTCGGGGAAAGCACAGCATTGGGCTCTCCTGAGAACGCATTTACTTTCAGCATTGCGTCCATTCGGTCTATCCCTGCGTTCAGTCCTACTTTTTTACTGAGGACAGTCAGTCCTGCGTGCTTGCGCCACACTTCTACAGCCGGCCTGTTGGCGTCGGCGTGACGTTCTGCAGAGACGTCTATCCATGCCGTACACATATTCTTCTCAACGCTTTTCCACCACGGTTTCATCTGGCAGGCGTGCACCATGTCCTCGTGGGTAAAATTCGGGCTTTTGAACTTATTCATCCAGATCTCGTCTATGGCGCGCCACTGTTCTCCCTGATACTGCCATACGGCCACGACGTAGTTCGAGGGCTGGCCTGAATAGCCGGGATCCATGCCGAGCCACAGCGGAACATTCTCATCATACTCGCAATCTTTTATATGCACGTTCTTATCGAACGCGGGATGAACCAGTCCTGACGGCGGGACGGGAATGCCCAGGTGCCGTTCCTTGTAGACATTCGCGGGAAGCGTGGCCTCGAGATGCACGATTTCAGGGTTCGTCTTCCCGCCGGGGTAGATATGCGTATTCGAATAAGAAGGCAGGCTGAAACTCTGAACGTCCAGTGCCTCCTGAATTGCCGGCGACTGCCACGCCGTATACATGGCGGGATACCAGCCCTGTGCACCCTCGGAAGTCCCTGACATCAAAAGAGTGCCGAACGGGGCACCCCAGCGTGTACGAGCCTCGGAAGTACGAGAATAAAGGCGCTCATAGACGTCGTGGCTGACGTGAGCCGCCTCGACTATCATTATCCAGATCGGGGACTCCATGCCGAGCGAAGTAGGATCCGATGCAGATTTAGTCCTGATGGTAAACGGCTTGTCCGCACCAGGCACGAATATCTCCATACGCCCTGGGTCAATCGTATTCGAAACCCATTTCAACATCCCGAGCTTCGCGAAATCCAACGATAACGAACCGTCCGGGTGCTCCCACTCAGCCCTGCAGCGCTCGTAGTCCTGACCCACCAGCCACGCAACCTGACCGCCCGCACGAGCCCCGTAACGAGCTATGAACTGAACAGTCAGAAGCAACGCCATCATCGACAATGTACGGGACTTCCCACCACGAAAACCACCCAGAACCTGCACCTGACGACGAGAACAATTCAAAATCTTATGCTGCTCGCCCGTCGGCACGTAACCCAGAAGATCCCAGACATCCTCACGCGTAATCGTTATTGGAGACGCTGATACAACCATAACCAAAGGTTAGCACGAGACACAGATATAAAAAAAGCGACCACCCGAAAAATGCAGGCTGGCGGGTCTGCTTCGAGTGGCCGCAAACGTCTACGGGAGCGACCGAAGAACGCTAAATAGAGGATAACACCTTTTTACCATCAGCGGACTCAGACGCTATCACCTTATTCACACGCTGCGGACTTATACGCTCATATCCAGCCTCAACCAAAG